CCCGGGTACGCTAAATTGTGGGTTTCGCGGTTTCGGTTTTCACAGGTTTTGGACAGGTTTTCCACAGGTACCACCAAAAAACCACTAGTACCACATTAGACCGCGTTGTATAAGCGCATTGAATGCACTCATGGTGGTATAAGCTAGAATCATGGGACTACGAGGACCGATACCGAAAAACCCGCCGCCGAAACCCGGCCCGATCATCCAGGAATCCATCGCCCCGCCGGCCAGCCTGTGCCCCGAAGAGGTCGCCATTTTTCGGCAACTGGTCGAGGACAATCGCGCCGCCGGCGTTCCCATGCGCCAGGCCGACGCTGCCATGTACGGTGATCTCGCTTCAGCGACGTATCGGCGCGAGTCGGCAGCAGACGACCGCGTGTGGCTTGCATTAACACGGCAAATGGAAGAATTACGCGGCCAGTTGTGCATCGGGCCACGAAGCCGTGGCCGCGCCGGGATCCGCGACGTTGAAAAGCCGGTCGCCAAGACGGCGCTGGCCAAGGTCTTAGAGCTTGCGAAAACAAAGCACCAATAACGGCAACTGGCTCGACGCGAGCGCAGTGCAAATGGCCGAAACGCTTATCGGCGGTCTCACGCTGACCAAGGCGACGCGATCCGGAGGCCCTGAGCCGTTCGAGCTGCTGCCGCACTCGCGGAAACTGATCGCCAACCTGCTTGGCTGGAAACGGCCCGACGGCCGCAGGCTGTACCGGAAGGCGTTTGCCAGTATGGGCCGGAAGCAAGCGAAAACGCAGACTGTCGCCGCGTTGGTGGTTGCCGAGTTCTTCCTGTCGCAGGAAAAGAAGCAAGAGATCTACATGGCCGCAAAGGACCGCGACCAGGCCTCTATTTGCTTTGACGCCGTGGCCGACATGATCCGCGCATCGGAGGATCTGCTCCCGCTAGTGACGATTACCGAGTCGCGCAAGCTGATCCGGCACAACGAGTCTGGCTCGATTATTCGCGCCCTGAGCAGCGACGGCGCGGGGAAGCACGGCTATAACCCATCGTTGGTCGTGTTCGATGAGTTGCACGCTTGGGGCATCGCCGAGCAGGAGCTATACGACGCGCTGACGACCGGCAGCAAGTCGCGCCGCAACCCGCTGTGGGTGACGATTACTACGGCAGGTAGCAACCAGGAGTCTATCTGCTACCGGGAGTATCAGTACGCCAAGCGCGTGGCCTCCGGCGAGATCCAGGACGAGAGCTACTTCCCACTGATCTACGAGGTGCCTATCGACGCCGACTGGACCGACCAAAGCCTGTGGCCGCTGGCGCTGCCGACGCTGGGGGTGCTGCACGACATCCGCGACTACGAAGAAGAGTTTCGGCAGGCCTTGGCGCGGCCCGAGAAACAAAACACTTTTCGGCGGCTGTACCTGAACCAGTGGACCAGCGCCACGACGACATGGATACCGCTGCGCGACTGGGACCAGTGTTTTGACGAGTTCCCGGATCTGGCCGGCGTGCCGTGCTACGGCGGCCTAGACCTTGCCGCCGTGCGCGACCTCACGGCGTTTGCCTTGTGCTGGCCGTATGAGGGCAAAGTCTATTATCGGGCCTGGGCTTACCTGCCGTCGAAAATGCTGGCTGAGAAGACTGCCACCGACGGCGTGCCTTACGTCCAGTGGGCGCAGGGTGGCCACATCGAGGCCATGCCCGGCAACACCGTGGACTGGCGCTACGTGGTCGCGCATATCACAAAGCTTTCCGAGCAGTACAACATCCAGGCCATTGCCTACGACCGTTACGGCGCACGCGACACGGCGCAGCAACTGCAGGACGCGGGTATAAGCGTTGTCGAGTTCGGGCAGGGTTACGTGTCGATGTCGCCCGCGGCCAAGCGCTTCGAGCAGCTAGTCCACGAGCGCCAGTTGGTGCATGACGGGTCGCCGGTCTTGCGCTGGAACATCGAATGCTGCGAGATCGCCAGCGACCCGGCGGGCAATATCAAGCCGGTGCACCCAGACCGCCACCGCGAGACGACTCGCAACGATTTAGTGATTGCGTGCGTTATGGCCACCGGAATTAGCACCAGCGCGAAGCCGAAGGAGCGTTCAGTGTACGAGGACATGGTGCCAGTGACGCTGGGCTGGTAGCACGCCAACAAAAATTCGTGATACCGTGGTAGCACGATGCAGTAGGGATGTGATACGGCATGAATCTGTTCGGCAAGCTCATGGTCAAGCTCGGCGCGACGCCGCCACCGGATAACGACTTCTGGTATCGGCCCGTGTCTGGAAGCAAGTACTACGTTTCGAGCGAGAGCGCGATGCGTATCACTGCTGTGTGGGCCTGCGTGCGCGTGATTGCCGAGACTATCGGCAGTTTGCCGCTTGGGATTTACCGGCGGGGGCGAGATGGCCGCGAGTTGGATCGCAACCATCCGCTGTACTACCTGCTGCATGACTCGCCGAACCCGGACATGACCGCTTTTGAGTTTTGGGAGTTGGCGGCCAAGTGCCTGTGCCTGTCGGGCAACTTTTACGCGCGCATCCAGACCAACCAGCGCGGCGACGTGACTCAGCTTACGCCGCTGTCGCCGTCGTCGATGCGCGTGTTCCGCGACTCGGAAACCGGCGTGATGGTCTATCAGTACGGGCAAAGCATGTTTACGGCCTCGGACATCCTGCACATCCCCGGACTAGGCTACGACGGCGAAGACAGCCTGACTGGCTATTCGCCGGTTGGCTACATGGCGCAGGCGCTTGGGATGACGCAAGACGCGGAAGGGTACGGCGCGAACTTCTTTAAGAACAACGCCACGCCGCCCGCTTACATGACGGTGCCGCAAGCGTTGAGCAACGAGGCGCGCAAGAATTTGCAGACTTGGCTGATGGAAAGCTACGGCGGCGTTCGCAACGCTGGCAAGATTGGCGTGTTGGAGCAGGGCGCGGAAATTAAGACCGTTGCGATCAATCACCGGGACATGCAGTTTTTGGAGCTTCGGCAGTACCAGAAGGCCGACATCTGCTCAATCTTCCGCGTGCCGCCGCACATGATCCAGGACCTTACGCGCTCGACGAATAACAACATCGAGCACCAGGGCATCGACTTTGCCACGCACACTATCCGTCCGTGGCTGACGCGCATCGAGAAGCGCATCAACTTGCAGTTGTTTGGGCCGCGAGAGGCGACTAATTACTACGCCGAGTTCAATATGGACGCTTTGCTTCGCGGCGACGCGGCCAGTCGGGCTAGCTACTACTCGGCCATGCGAAACATCGGCGCGCTGAACGCGAACGAGATTCGCTCAAAAGAAAATTTGAACCCATACGACGGCGGCGAGCTGTATCTGGTCCAGGGTGCCATGGTCCCGGTCGCGCAGGCCGGCGCGTTTCAAGGGGGCGCACAATGAACATTGACCAAGCACAGCAGCTACTACTGCAGACGCCGCAATCGCTTTTGTCTTCGCTGCGGCCTGCCGAGCTTTTGCAAATGCTGGAAGATGGCGATAAGGCCGAACTCCCCGGCAAGCGCAAGCGCGACGTGCTGTTCTATAGCGGCGCGAAAGTGGAGCGGGTCGATATGTGGTCGGGCGACGTGTACGACCTGTCGTTTGCCATGGACGGTGGCGACCTGACGCAATTGGCCGGAAGGCCGGTGCTAAACGGCCACCAGCAGGAAGAGGTCGAGTATGTCTTGGGCGTGGTGGAGAACCCACGGCGCACCCGTCGCGGCTACGAGGCCACGCTGCGGTTTTCCGACCGGGAAGATGTCGCGCCCGTCTGGCAAGACATCGAAGGCGGCATTCTTACCAGCGTGTCGATGGGCGTTCAGATCGTTGAAATGACCCAGGCGCCGGATTCGACGGTCAAGCGGCCACACCTGCTGGCGAGCAAGTGGAAGCCGTTCGAAATCTCCATCGTCCCCATCGGGGCCGACCCCGGAGCCAAGTTTCTGTCGGCCAGCCTTTCGGCGGCCAAACGAATTTCTACCGCGCCCAGCGCGGCTGAAAACCACGCCCGGCACGAGCTGGCGCTGCGAGAGCGGCGTTGGCGTGTGTTGAGCAAATAAGGAGCACACATGACGAAACGAGAACTTCTCTCCTCCGTCTCCGCGCTGGAATCCGACTACAGCGCATTACTGGCGGCCTCTGCGGTCGCCGCCGACCCGGTCGCGCATCTCGCCACCGTGGACGCCAAAGAAGCCGAACTCAAGTCCGTCCGCGAGCAGTTGGCGGCGGTCGAAGCGCTTGAGGCGCGGGCCAAGAGCAACGTGACCCGTGAACCCGCCCGCGTCATCAGCGACAACGAAGCGAAACGGCCGTGGGCTAGCTTTGGCGAGAACCTGCAGGCCATCGCTTTTGCTCAGTCCCCTGCTGGCTCGTTCCAGGGCCTTGGCGGGAAAGTGGACAAGCGACTGTTTGAGACGCTGACCGCCAGCGGTTCCTCGGCCAGCATTCCGGCTGACGGTGGTTTTGCGATCGCGACGGCGTTTTCCGACGTGCTGCTACAGCGGGCCCGCGAAACGGCGCGTATTTTCCCGCTCGTGAACGAGATCCCCATGGGCGAGGGGTCTGACTCTATCGACCTGCCGTACATCGACGAGACCAGCCGCGCAAATGGCTCGCGCTGGGGCGGCGTACAGGCCTACTGGACCGGTGAGGCCGACGCGCCGACGGCCAGCAAGCCGAAGCTGTCGCGCCACGAACTGCGGCTCGAATCGCTGAAGTGTCTGCATTACGCCACCGAGCGGTTGCTTCGCAACGCGCCGGCCATGGGCGCGGTGCTTGAAAACGCTTTTGCCTCGGAGATCGCCTTCAAACTGGATGACGCAATCTGGCGCGGCAACGGCGCCGGCATGCCGCTTGGTTTTAGCGTCCAGAACTACGGCGCGCAGTTGCTCGTGCAGGTTGCAAAGAAGTCCGGCCAGGCCGCTGACACCTTCGTCATCGAAAACGCGACCGCCATGTTGTCGCGCATCCTGCGCGATCCCGGCGACCGGATCGCGTGGTTTTGCAACCCCGACACTATCGGTCAGTTTCCGCTGCTGACGGTTGGACAGCAGCCGGTGTTCCTTCCCAACAACAGCGCAGTCGGGAGTATGCAGTACGGCACTTTCTTTGGCTTCCCGGTGATTGTTGTTGAGCAGGCCGAAACGCTCGGCGACGCCGGGGATATCGTACTGGCTAACATGAGCAAGTACGTGATGATTACGCAGGGGGGCTTGCGCGCCGCGCAGTCTATGCACGTGCGGTTCATCTTCGACGAAATGACGTTCAAATGGTCGTTCGACGCGAACGGCCAATCGTCCGTCAAGCAACCGATCACGCCTTTTAAAGGCAGCAATACCCTGTCGCCGTTTGTGACGACTGCGGCCCGCGCCTAACCATAACACCGGAGCGGGCGGCGCAAGTCGCCCGCACTAAGGAGACCTATAATGCCTCGCTATGAACTATTGAACAATCTGCACTTTGTCAAGGGGCTCGATCCGGTGGCCGACGCTTTTAGCGGCACGGTTACTTCGGACGTTGTGAGTCTAGAAAATCATGAAAGTGCCATCTTTCTCGTCTACAAGGGAGTTGGCACAACTGGCACTTCGACTATAACTGTCGAGGCCTGTGACGACTTTGTTCCGACCAACACAAGCGCTGTGGGCTTTCTCAGCAAGTCCATCACCTCGACGGACATTCAGGGCGCGATGACGGCCCGCACGTCGGCCGGTTTTACCACGACCGCCGGTAGCAGTCAGATTTACGCGATTCAGGTTAACGTCGAAGAGCTGGTGGCTAGCGGCTATCATTGCGTGCGATTGAAATGCGTGGAAGTGGTGGACTCGCCGGTGCTTGGCGGCATCGCCATCGCCCTAGCTGGCCCGCGCTTTGGCGGATCTGCTACCGCAACTGAAATCGCCTAATCCATGGACCTACGTCTCCAGCTCGTGACCGGCCCGACCGGCTACCCGCTCGAAGCGGCTGACCTTGAGGCGCACTCTCGCGCCTTGGGCCAGCCGCTTGAGCAGCTGGAGCCGTATCTGTTCGCGGCAACCGACCACATCGAAACGATCATCAATCGCCGCTGTCTGACGCAGACCTGGAAGATGTTTATGGACTACTTTCCGGGCAGCGGCGTTATTCAGTTACCCTACTCGCCGCTGGCGTCGGTGGCGCACGTCAAATACACGGACTCGACCGGCACACAGCGGACGTTTGCGGCGACCGAGTACGGCGTATCGACGGCGCGGACGCCGGGGGCCATTGTGCTGGAGTATCAGAAAGACTGGCCGACCGACACGCTCCGCAACACGGACCCAATCGAAGTACAGTTCACTTGCGGCTACGGTTTGCCGACGCAAGTACCGCACCAACTGCGCCAAGCCATCCGCATGTTGGCGGCGCATTTTTACGAGCACCGCGAGGCGGTCATCATCGGCACGACTTCGGCCGTCGATGAGCGAGAGTTGCCGTTCGCGGTCTCGGCGCTCATTGCGCCGTTTCGGGTGTGGTTATGAAAGCAGGCGCTTTGCGACATCTAATCATCATTCAAGAGCCGACCATTGCCGTGGACGCTAACGGCGACCGCACCGACACATGGACCGAGTACGCGACGACCTGGGCGAGCATCGAGACGGGCAACGGGCGCGAGTTTTTTGCGGCGCGGCAGGTCATGGCCGACCTTACCCACACGATCCGGCTACGGTACATCGAAGATTTGAAGCCAGAGATGCGCGTGAAGTATTTGGACCAGAAGACAAGCAAGGTCCGTTACTTCAACATCCGAACAATCTTGAATCCCGACGAGCGCAACGAAATGCTTGTCATGCAGGCGCTAGAGGTGCTGATCTAATGGCACGCGCGCGGAATATCAGAGTTGAGGGGCTGGACGAACTGACGCAGCAGTTCCAGAAGCTTATGGCCACAGCCGAAGGCCCAGCGCTGCAAGACGCTATCCTGCAAGGCGCGAGAATGCTTGAAGACGAAGTTGAGCGCCGCGCGCCGATTGCGCCATACGCAACGCATTATCGCGGGCGCATGATTCAGCCGGGCGGCCTGCGTGAGTCGGTCCAGTCGGGCAAGGGGCGCAAGCATAAGAATTTCCTTCAGGCATACACATTTACGCTGAAGGGCAAAGCGCCGCACGCGTTTATGGTTGAGTACGGCACGAAGGCGCACACAATCAAAGGCAAGAAAATGCGCATCCGCGGCGCGGCGTTCTCGTGGCTGGCGCGGCTGGGCGACCAGGTCCGCACAAAGATTCAGCACCCCGGCGCGCGGCCTGCGTTCTTTTTCCGCGACTCGATCAAGGCGAAGCGTCTGCAGATTAAGCGACTTATCGAAGCCCGCGCCAAGGCCGCGTTTGAAGCCATTGCGAGGGCCGCATGAGGCTCTATCAGGCGCTGTACAAGTACTTGCAGACGCAAGCGCCCGTCACGGCGCTGGTGGGCACGCGGGTATACGACGCGCACGCCGACCAAGGCCGGGCCACGAAGTACCCGTGCGTCGTCATTGAAATGATTGATGACCAGCAGTTCCACAGCATTGGTGCTATCCCGACGGCAACACGTCGGCCAGTCAACTTTTACTGCATGGCACAGGGTAACGGCAAGGCGAGTGACGACCTTGCCGACATCCTGTACGCCGCCATCATGGGGCAAGAAGCGGACATCACGACGGCCAGCGGCCTAACAGTCCGCAGCACTCATCTCAACGGGCGCAGAAACGAGTACGAGGACGCGCTCGAAACCGACAAGAAACTCTACGCAACGGTCGTGGAGTTTGACATCATTCACGACGTTTAAGGAGCAAAACCATGGCAATTTTAGCTGGCAACGCAGGCAGTTTCCGACTTTCCACCAACACAGTGCTAGAGATCGACACATGGGAGCTGAGCGTGTCCACCGGGCTTGAAGAAACCCAGTCGTTCGGCGACACATGGAAAGAACGCACGGCCACCATCCGCGAGTTTAGCGGCACGGCGTCTGGCCGCTTCGACAACGCCGACACGAACGGCCACGTCGCATTGAGTACGGCGTTCCTGGGCGGCACGACGGTTAGTGCGCGGTTCTACATCAACGGCACCAACTACTACAGCGGCACTGCTTTTGTGCAGGCGTCGCTCAATGCCAGCGAGAACGGGCTGGTGACTGTCAGCTACACGTTCACCGGCAGCGGCGCGCTGACGTACACCTAGATTTAGGAGGCCACCATGGCAGTTCTCGCAGGCCGCAACGCAGATATTTACCTCGCCACTGGAGCCGGGACCAGCATGACCGGGCAGGCGACTACCGCGCTAGGCGGTGGCGTCTACCAGATCACGCTGGCCGCTCGCCGGGCCATCAATCCAAACGCATCGCTGACCGTTCTTGACGGCGTGACGACTGTTTCGCCAGCGCTCTACCAAGTTGCCTGGGGTAACGGAAAGATTCTTTTCCCGAGCTACACGCCCGCTGGCGCTATTATGATTACTGGCTCGTTTCTGACGCTGTCGAAGGCGGCGCAGGGCACGGACTGGACGCTGGACATCACTCCGACGCTTGAAGAGGTCCAGGTATTCGGCGACGCTTGGAAGTCGCGGGCCGTAGTGCAGCTTGAGGGCACTTGTACCTTTGGCCGGTTTTACGACGACGCGTACTTTGTGACCAACGCCAACAGCTACTACGTCATCGACCTTTACGCCGACTTTTCGAACACTGTCCGTTGGCGCTTTGGCGCGTCGCAATCGTCCGTGGGTATCAGCGTCGGCGAGAACGAGATCATCCGTGAGAACGTATCTTTCTCAACTATCGGAATCGTAGACTATTAACATGAAGACCCTTGCCGACCGCATTTTAGCGGTGCAACTCAAGACCGAAGTGATTGACGTGCCCGAATGGGACGCGAAAATTGGAATTACCGAGATGGATGCCGGCCAACGCATCCGTTTTGGCGAAGACGCCAAGAAAACCCCAGCGCTTGCCATGGTGCGCCTGTTGATCGCATCGGCGTTTGACCCGGCAACGGGCAAGCCGGTCTTTGAGCAGGCCCACCAGGACGCGCTGCTGGGGATGTCCGGCAGCGTGATCGACCGCGTGGTTACGGAAATCTGCCGCATCTCCGGCCTGACCGAGAACGCGGCGGCTGAAGCAGCAAAAAACTAACCGGCGAGCGTAAGTTTGCGTTTGCGCTCGCCGAGCATTTACACATGACAGTGGGGCAGTTGCTGGCGACGATGTCATCGAGCGAGTTGAGCGAATGGGGAGCGTATCTGGAAATGAAGCACCAGGAGCAGAAAAAGGCATCGAAAGAAGCGGCGGCTAAGGCGCGAGGTCGCCGCTAATGCCTGTTCTTAGCAATTTGATCGTCCGCATCGGGGCATCGACGGACGATTTCGATAAGAAGATCAACGCTTCGCTTGGCAAGATGAAGCGGTTTGCGTCAGAGGTTAGCCAAGTAGGGCAGTCGCTTTCGATTGGCCTTTCCGCTCCGCTAATTGCCGTTGGCACGGCTGCGCTTAAAGCGGCATCAGACATGCAGGGGCTGTCGAATGGACTCACGGCTACCATGAAGTCTACCGCCTTGGCAGCGGCGGAAATGGAGCGGCTGAAAGAGGTTGCCAAGCTTCCAGGAATCGGCTTGGAAGACGCGGTGAAGGGATCAATTCGACTGCAAATTCTCGGCACGAGCGCTGACGAATCCCGTCGAATCATGATGGAGCTTGGCAATGCGCTGGCGACCGTTGGCGGCGGCCGCGAAGACTTCTCGGAAGTCATTAGGCAGCTGTCTCAGCTTGGCGCAACCGGGAAGGTGACGAAAGAGAATCTTGATCCGATCATTGAACGCATCCCGCAAATTGCGGCCATAATTAAAGAAAAGTTCGGCGCGGCGGCGTTGGGCGACCCGGCTAAGACCTTTGAGAAACTCGGCATCTCGTCGCAACAGTTTATTCGCATTGTGACGGATGAGTTGGCCAAGGGCGAACGGGCGGCCGGTGGCACGAAGAACTCATTTGAGAATCTTCGCGACGCGGCAAAGCAGACTGCGGCGGCTTTTGGCGAGTCGCTGAAGCCAGCCGCTGAATTTATACTGAAAGAGTTTCTGATACCGGGCGTTGACCGGGCCAAGTCTATGGCTGACGCATTCAACACCCTGGACGACGGCACAAAGAAGCTGGCAGTATCAATGGCCGCGCTGGGTGCGGCCATACCTTTGGCGCTGGTGGTTTTGGGGACGGTCGCAGAGAAGGCGCTTGCAGCCGGGCAAGTTGCACTTAAGGTATGGTCGGTCCTAGGCAAGATCGGAGCGGCGGCTGGGACAACAGCTGGCGGATTGGTCGGGCTGGCGGCCGGATTCGTCGGGATTAGCGCGGCGGTTGGCGGTTTACTTTATCCGCTGCTCGGCACCAAAACGGCAACCGAAAACCTTGACAAAGCCGCAAAAGACAGCAAGGCTACGCTGGACGCGCTGTCGAAAACCTATCGAGACAACTTGGTTGCGCAAGGCCAGCTAGACGCCAGCACGACGTCGGCTTATGACGGTCTGCTCAGCTACACGCGCGGCTTAAAGCAAACTCAAAAGGCGGTTGAAGCTGCTACGCCGCCAGTCAAAGCAGCGAAGCAGGCAGTCGATGAGCTTGCCAATGCGTACACCCGGCTAGGAATCACTAACACAACAGACGCTATCGGCAGTTTTGTATTGGCGCGTCGGGCAGTCGAGCAAGTGCAAGCGGCCTACGAAGCCAAGAAAGCGTCGTCCGTCGACCTACAACGCGCCACCGAAGCGCTGGGCCAAGAATACCTGAAGCTGATCGACGGCCTTGGCGCGATTCGCCCGAAGACACTAGAGGTCGCCGATTCGTTTGACTTTGCGCGTGAGCGGGCGATGATGGCCATTGGCGATATTCAGCTTGCGGCCGCATCGGCGCGGAACCTAGACTTGGGCCAGCTGATTATGACCGGCGAGCCGCGCCGGGACGACGGTGCTCTGGCTGGCGCGGAGCAGGCGCGCTCCGCTAAGCGCAATGCGGAGATGATAAAGATTTTGTCGGGCAACGCAGCGGGCGACTGGAAGAAGACGCAACAGGCCATATCCCGGCAGGTCTCCACCATCGTGACAGACCTGTCGCGCGGCCTGGCCGACATCATCGTAAGCGGCGGCAAGGTGGGTGAGAAGTTTGAGGAACTCGGCAAGCAGATCGCCAAGTCTCTCATTCGGACAGTGATCGAAAACGGCATCAACAAAGTGATCGCCGCTCTCGGCGGGCTGATGGCCAACTTGGGCGGCGTCGGCGGCGCACTCGGCGGCCTGCTAGGCGGCACGGGGGCGCGCACGGCGACCTCTGCGATACCCGGCGTGCTGGGCGGCGGGGCGAACGCGGCCATGGGCGCGATTCCCGGAATTAGCACCGCGGCAGGGTCGGCCAGCAGCGGCATCGGCTCGGCGGTTGCGGCGGCCAACCCCGTTACGGCGGTGGTCAATGCGGTGGCTGGCGTGGCAACGGCGGTGTCGTCGATCATCAGCAACTTCCAGTTCGCGGCCATGAACAAGACGCTGGACCTGATCGAGAAGGAAGTCCGCTACTCGCAGATCCATCTTTTGCATCTCCTCGAAAAGAATAACGAGTACCTGCCGAAGCTGAAGGACATTTGGGACAGCCTGATCCGCATGGAGGCCCGTGGCATGGCCGTTGGCGGCGGCGGCGGGGCGGTGACCATTAACATCAGCACGACCGGCGACACGCGCCAGCTACTCGACGCATTGACCCGTGAATTGAAGCTTCTGGGCGTGATACCGCAATGAGCATCGACGTTTACATCGGCGGAAGCATCCGCGAGATCGTTCCCTACACCCTGTCGTTGTCGGCGACGTTGGGCAACCGGGCCACGTTTGGCTGTCGAGTGGTTTCGACTAGCGGGGCCTACCGACCGCAACAGGGGCAGCTTGTCGAGATCTGGACCGGTGGCAACAAGCTTTGGGCGGGCAGCATCGACGAAGTATCAGAAGTGTCGATAACCGAAGCAGGCGCGGCGGCAGGCGCCTTCTACGAAATCAGCGGCATCACTTGGGAGCAGCGGCTCGACCGGCGGCGCTGTTTCAACGCATCGACGGCGCTACCCGCGCACTACGACGGCAGCTTTGTCTACACTGCCGACGCCAGCACGAATACGCTCACCACGGCGTCCGCGCACGGCAGGGTGAACGGTGACAAGGTCAGAGTTAAGGCGCACGCACAGGGGGCCATTTGCGGCGGATTAAGCGGCACCATAGAGTACTTTGTCGTCAACGCTGGCGCGACTACGCTGCAACTGTCGCTAACTCTTGGCGGCGGGGCGGTGGACATCACCGACACTGGCACGCTCGACCAAGTGCTCGTGACTGGGCGCGTTGGGCTGATTGTCAAAGACCTGATTACCAACTTCGCAAGCAACGAAGGCATCGGCAGCACGAACGTCGATGACGGCGTCGTGGTGGACGTGGTGACGTTTGACGCATCGACCACGGTATCTGAGGCAATCGGCCAGCTGGCCGCGCTGTGCGACTTTATTTGGTGGATCGACGAAGACCGCGAGCTGTACTTCAAACCAAGGACGTTTGCGACCGCGCCGTTTTCAATATCTACCAGCAGCGCGAACTATCGCAGTTTGCAGGCCCGGCGCACCCGGGAAGACAAGACCAACGCCACACTGTCGCGTGTGCCGGCCGAGCAAGTGGCGGCACTGGTGGAGCCGTTTACGGGCGACGGCACGGCGCGGGCCTTTACGCTCTCGCGGCGGCTGGGCCAGATTGCCGCGATTCGCCTCAACGACCAAGACGTAGACTTTGGGCAGTACCTGAGCGACACCGACAAGGCATGGTATTGGCAGTTCGGCGCGACTGCGATTCGCCAAGACGCTGGCGGCGACGTGTTGACCAGTGCCGACACGCTGACGGTATCGTATCGGGCACTCGGCGCTGACACGATTACGGCGGAAGATGCGGGCGACATTAGCGGCACCATCACGCAGGAGGGCGGCGGCAGCGGACGCTACGAGGCGTTCCTGGAGCGCGACCTAGGGCAGCTGCAGGCGCTTGCCGAAGCGCAGCAGGTCATCGCGGCGAAGAAAGACCCGGTGACCGAGATCAGCTACGAGACGGACGAGCAGGTAGAGGCGCTGTGCGTGACCCTCCGGCCTGGCCAGATCCAGACGATTGCCAACACGCCGCGCGGTGTGTCGTCGTCGTCGTACCTGATCCACGATGTCCAGGTGACTGACGTGGCCGGGCTTTATCTCCGCTTCCGCGTCCGCGCCATCACCGGCACGAGCATCGTCGGCGTGCAGGAGTATTGGCGGGCGCTGGCCGGCATGGGCGGGGCGGTCTCCACCATTAGCGGCACCAGCGGCGGCAGCAACAGCACGAGCACGCCGACGGCACCGGACAACGTCACGGGCGTCACGGCGACGAGCGAGTTTGCCGACGAGACCACGCTCCGCATCAAGCTGTTTTTTACCGCGCCGTCGCCACTCGGCGACTTTGTCGGCGTTCACGTCTGGGAGGAGCCGGTAGACCAGAGCACCGGCAGCGCCGTGCCACTCAACTCCTCCGCGACCCTGGGCGGAACGCGCAACTTGGGCGGCACCTTCGCCCCGATTGACCGGGGCTACCATCTCACCAGCCCCGCAACGATCTACATCCCGCGCCCGACGCAAGCCGAGACGAAGCGCTTTTATTTGGCCAGCTACAGCGAGACGGCCGAGGCCGAGTTGGTCCGCGCAGGCAACACCAACGCAACGCCCAACGTAACCATCGCCGTCGGCGACACGGTCTATCAGTCCGGCGAAGAGTACGCGCGGCTGGTGACCGGCGTAAGCGTGACCGTGCAGTACGACGACTCACAGGTCGCGTCCCCGAAGTACAGGCTAGTGTTCGGCTGGACCGCGCCAGCGTCGCCTCCGGCGGCCTGGCAACGCGAGTTCGGCGGCGTGCAGATCGTTTACGAGTACGAGGATGGCAACCGGGCGCAAGGCCCGGCGCTGGCGGTCAATGAGACAACGGCGCGGAGCGACTGGTACGACCTTTTCGTTGGTTCGTCGATCATTCGTTGCTGGTTTGTCTCGATGGACGCGAGCGAAAAGCCGCGCATTAACACCATCGTCTCGGGCCTGACGCCATCAGCCAACGCCACTGTTACGTGGCCGCTGGCTAGCCGGCCAGTGCTGACGCCCTACGCCGACAACGTGAGCGGTTTTACGGCTACCAACGCTCGCTACGTGACCAACGGGCAAGGGCAGAAGTCCCTGCTGATTGACCTAGCGTGGGCGCAACCAAGCGGCGCGGCGGCTTTGGCCAGATGGGGCGGCGCGGTGATTTGGCTGCACCTGCCGGGCAACGAGAAAATCCAAGTGACCGGCGCGGAAACCGGAACCGGCCTGACGGCAGAGTTTTCGGCGTTCCCACAAGCGGCGGCGACGTGGTTGTTTTACGCCGTGAGCATCGACAACAACGCCAACGCCAACACGGACGGCCGCAACCCGGCGGTGGGTACGCCATCGGCGACCATCTCCGTGTCGCCGCCTTCGGCTGGCACGGCTGGCACGGAGTGGACTTCGCACGTGACCGGCGCATCGTTCGCCGCGGCGACGGTGGCTGGATCGGACGGCACTACGCTACAGCGCATCACGGCGACGTTTACCGCACCTGTTGACGTGACCTGGGGCGGCGTCGAGCTTCGCGTTTACGACGGGGCCACGCTGCTTTC